ATAACATTCTCTTGTTAATGGATGTCCGTCTATTGAATCTATGTGACTGGTATATCTAAGAGGATCTCTCTTTGTTTTATTCGCCAATTTCTTTCTCCTTAAGCAATTAGTCCGATGAATCTATTCAACAGTATTCTGTTTGATACACGGCCATTTGTGTATTTAGCAAAGGCACTCACCAAACCACGGGTCGTAACATTTTCTTTCACCGTGAATTCTGGTTCATCAGCATCTTTGACTTCTGATTTCAAAAGGTAGTATTCAGAGTAACCAGAATTTTTAACTACAACAAATTTTTCTTTCTTAAATTCTTCTTTGAGTGCTGGCAGGTTAACACCTTTGTGGAAGAATCTACTAGCAGAACCAAATTCTCTTGGAAACAATACATAGAATCCAACAACATTAGAACCTGTTCTTTGTCTCAACAATTTAATCAAAGACTTGGATAAGGCTGCTGATGAACCATAACTGGCCACTTCAGTCATCTCTTGATTTTTTGTTACAGGATCACGGAGAATTAATGTAGAACCATAATCAAAATAATCATCTCTAATAGGATATGATTCATTAGCTGTTTCTTCAGCCCAATAACTTCTCAATGCATGGCCATCACCATCAGATAAGATAATTGTGTTGACAATTTGTAATTTGTTTTTCTTTTGAAATTCAGGAACAATTTCCAAAGCAGCTATGATAGCTTCATTCAAAGGTGTTCCTGATAACTGGAAGAAATCTGGTACTTTACGGCCTTCATGGTGACCAAAGTGTGTTATAACAGAGGCGGCATATGTAAACTCGGGAGCCGACATTCTACTTGATAGTATATTAAATAATTTAAAGTCACCAAGTTTCAAATCACCAAGTTTAGCTGGGTGTCTGTATAATTTAGTATATTCATTATTTGAAAATGCATATACTTCATAGGGAATATTTACTTTTTTACAGAACAATACCAAAGACAATAATTGTTTTACAGTATTTCCTAAATGAGTATTCATAGAGCCAGACCAATCTAAGAACATAACCAAGCCGTGGGATTTACCACCAGGAACTACGGAGATTTTCTTAAAGATATCTTCACTAAATTTGTAAGCATACATTTTACCCATATTGAGTTCACCTGTTTTGGCCACAGATGCTCTTTTGAGTTGGTCAGCATTCTTACGCATTTCGAATTCTTTAACCAAATAGGAGACAACCTTGTTGGTGTCTTTTTTCAACTTTTGATAATGTGTGAAATCAATATCATAATATTTTGAACCTTCAGAACCGTTTTCAATCACAAAATCTTTATGTTGTTTGTATAAAGGTTTGTAATCCAATATAACTTCTTTTACATTAACTTTTGGAATGTTAACATAGGCATATTTGGAACTACCTTCTTGAAATAGTTTTCTTTCGTTTTGACGATAGGCTTCATCAGTAAAAGAACGGAACGCTTCTTCTGCTTCTCTAGGAAGAGAAATTTTATCTTCCTTATCACCATCTTCTGATTCACCTTCATCACCATCTTTATCTTCATCAGAAGCTTGATTGCTCAGATCTTCTACATCAGAAGGATCCAATTCATCATATTCTGGATCTTCTGCATCATATTCAAAATCATAATTTGTGTCATCATCAGCATCTTCATCGGATTGTTGCAATTTTAATTGTTTGATTTTTTCTTGTTCAGCTTTACAGAATTCAACCAAACGCTGTGACACTTTAATAACATCATCATAAGTTTCAGTATTTTCAATATCACGAACCAAGTCTCTTTCATCATGGGTGAATTTGATATTAAGACCAGCACCACCTTTACAATGCATATTGATGCGGTCGAGGAAGTTTAATAGATTCAGGTCTGTATCTTTGGTGCCAAAAAAGTTTCTTTCAACTAATTCAGAATAACCTTGTATGAAGGACTTACGAAGACCTGGATATTTGTTTTTGATTTTACGCTCAATACGGGAATCTTCAACTAAATTAAGTATTGTTGAAGGAATCTTTAAATCCATTCCTTTTCTAATATCAGCTTCAGCTGTCCATAGAGCGTGACCAACTTCATGTCCTGTAAAAAGGTCATAAAGATGAGTTGAAAGCGTTTGGTCTAAAATTGGAATAGTTAAGACACGATTTTTAACATCAAATGAAGCCGTTTGAACATTTTTTTCTTCAACGGTTAAATTCTCTGTAGCCATTAATTTGGCTAACAAAGATTTGGATACTGATAAGGACTCACTAGCAATCATAAAATCTCCTTGTGTTGATAGTATCTATTATAACATAGATTCAACATTTTAACAATAGCAATGTTACTATGGAGCAACAGCTGTTATAATCATTACAGGACCGGATCCTGTGTCTTCTACTGTAATATTAAGAATAGTACCTTCCATCCAACCGGCTTCTATCAACACTTCTGGAGGAAATTTTAATAGGATATTATCAGGATCCTCAGGAATATCCTCAAATATTTCTTCATAAGAATACATTCTACTCTTACTCATACATTTCCTTCATTTTTTGATACCAAGATTGGTCGTTATCGTGTCCTGTCTGAGCAGCCCATCTACGGACTGCTAAATCCACTTCAGAAAAATCATAATCCTCAGGTTTTTCTTCTTCTAAATCAAAAATTTGTGACATTTGAGCGTTCCTCATTGAAAAAAGCTGACAAATGTGCTTTATGTTTTGATTTCCGACTAAAAATAGCGACAGTTTTGTGCTTTTGAACAGGTTTTATCGGTGTTCGACAAACCGGCTTCTGCAATTTTACTATAAAACTCATTTTTTTGCTCATTTTAACGCCTCATACTCGAAATTTCTACGGCTGCTTCGCTGTTAAACACAGGAACAGCATTTGATTTGTGCATTGTTGCAATACCTAACATTTTATCACCTGTATAGACCTTTGGAGGCGCCTTGGTTGCTACTCCTAGACCACTATTCAATGATGGAATGTGTCTAGTCTCACGACCAGCAGGAACCGACAGTTTATACTGTAATTGCTCTTTTTTAGGGAAAACCACAGGTTTCTTGGGCTCATGGCTTTTTACCCATTCATCATACTGTTCACGCTCAGCCTTAGGTTTTAACTTTGGCTTAGATTTTGGTATTCTCACATAAATCATAATAAAATTCCTTATAATAGTACATATTATACTATACCGAGGCAGGATTGTCAATAAGAGTGTATCATTTAGAACACATTTCTAACCTTTTTCTTACCGCTAAAATTAGTATTGTAGGAATCCTGATAATCACCAAAACCTAGACTTTCCGGTTTACGAATTACCTTATTTTCTTTCCTACGCTTCTTTTTTCCTTGAGAACTATAGTCATCACCATAATTGTCTTTACGGAACTTAGCTACAAACTTCGACACCTTCTCTCCTTAGGGTAATAATTGTGGAAATGCTTCTTTAACGAATTTATAATCTAGGCCTCTAACGCCTAAATCTTTTGATAAGATACCAATGATAATTTCTGCCTCTCTTGGCTCAATAGACTCTAACATTTGCAAAAGTAATTCTTCTCTGCGTTTTGGTGTTAAAGATTCAGCTGTTGTATTGCCTTCTTGAAACATATACATTCTTCTTAATTGAGCTGGCAGTCCATCAAATGTAATTCCAGGTAATACATCATTTGGAATTTTATAAGATTCTGGTAACTCTTTTATTTTCCATTCATATTGCGGATTGAAAGCCAATTCTAAAACCTTAACAAGAGTAGGTGATAGGTTTTTTTCAATAACCTTCATCCTATCTTTTTTAGTCTTAGCTTCTTCAAATTCATCAAACACTTCAAAAATATTCTTCATTAAAATTCCTCAATTACATCCATTAAGTTTTTCAGTTTATTAGCAATAAAATAATCTAGTATCTTTCCTTTAGAGGCAGGTACAGTTTCTTCATAACTATTTAGGATTTTAGTTTTGATTTCTTCAGGTATGTTTCTCAAGTCAATCAACACTTGATTACGAGAAAAACCAGTTTTAGCTGTATCATCAGTCCAATTATCATATTGTTCAGCCATCATCTTTTCTAATTTGCCTTTAGTGATAGGTGTTTGCCTAACATCACGGACAAAACAATCTGATGTAGATAATACATTAGGGATTCCATCTCCCTTATCACCTTTGATAATCTTCTCTTTTAATTCATCCAATGGTCTGGCTGATATGAGAAATTTCTTCAAAGCAGGATTGTATTGTTTAATTGAGTGTGGATTATTAAACTCATTGTTATACATTTGCAATTGTAAAAAGTCACCGTCACTTGAAATAATCAAGACGTTCTCATTCTTAACTGCAATAGGTGCCAATACACCGATAATGTCATCAGCTTCAGCACCTTCAACATCCAGCACTTTGTATGGAAAGTTTTCTTTTAGTTCAAGCTTAAATTTGGCCAACATATCAAAGATAAAGTGCCAATCTAAGTCGGATTTCTCACGAGTTTTTTTACGACCAGCTTTGTAGAAAGGAAAGAACTCCTTGCGCCAGTATTTACGGTTATCAGCACACAGCACTACCTCACCATAATCTTTACGGAAGTTTCTCAGGTGAGTCCTAATGATGTTTAGGACCATGTGACGAATTAAGTCTTCTTCTAATTTCACACCTTTCTGGTTTGAAATTTGTGCCATCAAGCCAGACAATAGGACTTGATTCAAATCAACGAGTATCATAATAAACTTTCGAGTTTCAAAACTACATTATATCATGCTGCCGAGATTTTGGCAACGAAATCATCCAAGAAAGCTTTTGAGGTTGTTGTTTTCCTTGCTACCACTCCATAGATATCCAAGGGAATTAATCCGGAAATGTATTCTCTAGGTTCCGATAGTATGGCATCAAATACATCAATGTTTTTAGCTAAACCTTCTTCATCGGTTTCAAATAGTACCACATGCCATGAGGGTCCTATAGAACTAACATTTAGAGATTCACCAGCATCGGTAAATTTTCTGGCATGAACAACGACCTGATCTTCATTTTCATCATGCGGTAAAAAGAATAAGGCATCATAGTGATCCGTAAACTCTTTCATAAATTCTAACATTCTAGTCCTTTAATATGTGATTTTCTTACTCTAACCATAATCCACGAATTGTAATAGCTTTCGCCAATTAATGCATCACGGACGAATTGTTCTTTGGCTTCTAGGTAACCACATTCACCCTTGGTTTTACAAAGGTGTAGGATTTCCCTAGTGAACATATTCTCTCCATGTATTATAACATCATTTTTTAATTCGGTGTTGGATCCGTAGTAAGTTTGCCAATCACTAGAAACCTTGAATTTTTTCTTCTTGCCTTTTACTTGTTTTGTCTTACTGGAATAAAAAAACTTCTTACCAATGTACTTTTTTCCATTGGTAAGATTCGTTATACAGTAAACGAAGCCATAATTGTCTCCAATCATTTCCTCGGTAAAATCAGTATCATTATGTGTCCAGTTTAGTCCCATTTATCCTCATCGTCAGAATCATCATCGTCCTCTATATAGTCTTCAGATAATTCTTCGATGGGTTCACCACAAAATGGACATCTTTCTGGTAAGTCTTCCGATACTAATTCTTCCATGTAAGATACCTCATATGTGGATTCACAGCTTTCACATTCAGCCATAATTGTTTTGTTTGTCATTTCGTTTCCTTAATGAGCCCAAACATCAGCCCAATCTCCAGATAAAGAACCTTTTGCATAATCAGTTGCTCTGTTCTCAAAGAAATTGGTATGAGTCGGTGCGTTAATCATCTCCTCTACCCAAGGCAAAGGATTCCTTTTCACTTTGAAAACACCTTTGAGTCCCAAAGAAATCAATCGGCGGTCACAAATATAACGAATATACTTTTTAACATCTTGAGAAGATAAGTCTTGCATTTCGCCTATGTCAAAAGCCAAATCAATAAACTTATCTTCAAGTTCTACCATCTTCTCAGCAATTGTATATATCCTGCTTTTCAGTTCATCATTCCAAATTTCACGATTTTCTTCAATATATGTTCTAAACAATTTAATCATGTTTTCGGCATGTTGTGTTTCATCAACAATAGAC